GTGAAAACGGCGGTGGATGCGTGGCTGGACATGCTTGCTTGGGCGGTCAACGTCGAGCGTAAAGGCGCCACCAAAGCGCAAGGGAAATTGCTGTTCACCCGCGCCTTACCGGACGGCGTCATGGAACTGGAAAAAGGCATCGTGGTGCAGTCCGCCGCCATCAACGGGAACGTGTACCAATTGATTACCACGGCGCCGGCGACGTTCGTCGCGGGCCAGCTGCAGCTGGAAGTCCCCGTGGAGGCGATCGAATCGGGCAGTGGTTTCAACCTCGCCCCGGGTTACTACGCCATTCTGCCGGTGCCCATCCCCGGCATTGTTCAGGTAGTGAACAAGGACGGTTGGCTGGAATCACCTGGTGCGGATCCGGAGCCGAACGACCAACTGCGTTTGCGCGTGCGCAACCAATTCTCGGCGGTCAACCAGTGGCACACCGACGCGGTGTATCGCGCCATGATCTCAGCCTTTCCGGGCGTACGTCCGGACGGCGTTTACTTCGAACACGGCGCACCGCGTGGCCCGGGTAGCGCAAATGCCTTTGTGCTTTTTGATGCGGGTGTGCCGGCGGCGACGTACCTGGAGCAAATCAATTCGCACATCCGCGATCAGGGCAACCATGGCCACGGCGATGATCTGCTGGCCATGGTCATGCCCGAAGTGCCTGTGAGTGTTGCGATGACGCTTTGGCCGCAACCGAATCTGAGCGCCGAGCAGATCGACACGCTGAAAAGTGAGATCGATCTATTCATCCGCGCCGCGTTTCGGGAAAGCACGCCCCGCGATTATCAGCCGACGCTGACTTATCCCCAGTCGCGTTTCAGCTTCAGTCGCCTCGCGGAAGAACTGCACCAGCAGTTTGCCGATATCGCCTCATTGCGGTTTACCCCCGGCGTCGACATCACCAGCGGATTGGACATCCCGCGCCTGACGTCGCTGAAGGTGAACGTGCAATGAACAAACTGAAACTGCCGTTCTGGCTTGGCGGTACCGAGCTTTCGAAACTGGTCGCGGCTGCACAGGCGTGGTGGGAAACCGTCACCGCCTGGTTGCGTTGGCCCTATTCGCAGATCGATCCAGACACCTGCCACATGAGCATCCTTGAACTGTGGGCCTGGCAGCGGGACGTGACGCGCTTCAAGGGCGAACCCGAGACCCTGTTTCGACTGCGCGTGAAATACGCATTTATCAACTCGGTCGACGCCGGCAGCACCGCCGGGTTGAAACGAATTTTCGAGCGACTGGGCGTGGGTTACGTCGAGATCGAGGAACGTCAGCCCGACCGCGATTGGGACGTGGTGCTGCTGAAGTTCAGCAACGCTCAACTGTCGCTCAATCCCGAGCTTTTGCGCGTGCTGATTCAGCAATACGGCCGAACCTGCCGGCGCTACGACTTCGTCACCATCACCCCTGTGGGGCTGCAAATCGCCCTGATCGACTTCAACGACGACCAGCAAACGCTGGTTGCCAGCCTGTAGGAGCGCACCGTGAGCGCCAGTATTACCTTGGCCGGCGAAAGCCAAATCGCCCTTAAACAAAGCCAGCAAAAGCCGCTGATCGTCAGCCGCTTCATCTTTGCGAATATACCCGGGCTTGATCCGACCGTGCCGCTCGATCGCGCTGCCGGCAAGCCACCGGCTGCGCAGATTGTTCACGTCTACACCATCCCGGAAAAGAACGCGGGTTTCGTGAATCCGAACCAGGTGGTGTACAGCGCACAGTTGGGGTCTGACGTTGGCGACTGGGACTTTAACTGGGTCGGCCTTGAGGACGCCGACGGCATCTTGTTCGCCGCGTCGTCGGTGCCTCTGCAACAGAAGCGCAGGAACATTCCGCCGGAGCAGATCGGCAACAACGTCACCCGCAATTTTCTGGTGGCTTTCGACGGCGCCATGAAACTGACCGGCGTAAAGATCGATGCCAGCACCTGGCAGCATGACTTTACGGTGCGCCTTGCCGGCATCGATGAGCGCGAGCGTCTAAGCAATCGCAACCTATACGGGCGTGCGTTCTTTTTCAGTAACTCGCTGATTTTCGAAAAGGCGGAGAGCGGTTACCAGATCAACGGCGGCACGGCCTACGTTGAAGGTGTCCGCGTGGCGATCGCCAAGTCAGAAGCCGTCGTCGGCGTCATTCCAGTCGGCAAGGTCTGGCTAGATGTTTGTCTTGAGCGTCAGTTGAACGATCGGGTGGCTGTTTGGAAAGTAGTGTTCGGTGATCAGACTGATTACACCGATGCCGCCGGCGTGCGGCATTACTGCGTGCCGATCGCTGATTTCATTTCACCCAGCAATATCGTGGATTTGCGGGACGCCGAGCCAGTCGGCGGTGCGTTGATCAAATATCTCGCATCCCGTACCGGCGACTATCCGCTGCTGCGCGCCCGGGCAACCACCAAAGAAGACGTCGGACTGGGCAATCTGCCCAACGCAATCAGCGACGATCCAGCAACCAACAGCAGCCAGATCGTGGCGTCGACCGCCGCCCTGAACAAGCTACAAAAGCAGGTTGGCGATTCGATGACCGGGATGGTTGCGGCGTTCGCCATGTCCTGGGCGCCGCAGGGGTGGCTGAAGTGCAACGGGGCGGCAGTGTCCCGTACCACATACGCACAACTCTTTGCCTGGCTTGGAACGCACTACGGCGCTGGCGACGGCTCCACCACGTTCAATTTGCCCGACATGCGCGGCTTGTTCCCTCGTGGCTGGGACGACGGGCGCGGTCTGGATCCTGGCCGTGGATTCGGCGTCTATCAGGACATGATGATCCACTCGCATGCGCACTCCGCGTCGGCTGCGGCCGTAGGCGACCACTTGCACGCTGCATGGACAGATGCGCAAGGAAACCATGTCCACGGCGCCTGGACTGATGCCCAAGGTAACCACGACCACGGTTTCCGCGTAGTCGATACCGGCGCGGGTGTGAACGTCGGTTATCCGGCTGGCGGCAGCGTATGGACAGAACTTGAGATTGGCGGCGGTAAAAACGCCGACGGTCGACCTATGCGCACTGACTACCAAGGCAACCATGCACACAACGTCGGTATCGGCGCCGCTGGCCAGCACGCGCATAACGTCGGCGTTGGGGGCGGCGGCGCGCACACCCACGGAGTAACCGTAGCCGCTGCCGGTGGTACTGAAACCCGGCCGCGAAACTTGGCCCTTCTTTTCTGCATCAAGTATTGAGATCGAGCATGACTGACAAACTCGTATTCCAGACCGACCACCTCGGTATCTTCATTGGTGCCGTGAAGGCTGAAGAATCGCCGCTGGAGCCAGGCGTTTATTTGATTCCTGGCGGATGCGTCGAAGCGGAGCCGCCCGCGATTCCGGAACACAAAGCCGCGTGGTGGAACGGTAAGGCCTGGCAGTTGGTGGATTACTTCGGCGGTGTTGTGGTGTACAGCACCGACACCGGCGAGCCGCGAACATTGGAAGGCTTCGAAGGGGTGCCGGCGGGTTTCACCATGAAAAAACCCGGACCGAACCAAGTCTGGAAGAACGGCGAATGGGTTGATGACATCGACGCCGTGTTGGCTGCACTTCGGGACAAGAAACTGCAAGCGATCGCCGCCGGCAGCACGGCTTATATCGCCGGTGGCTTTACCTCCAGCGCACTGGGCGAGCCATACCGGTACAGCAGCGCGATCGATGACCAGGTGAATTTAAACGGCCAGGTGCTGCTGGGCCTGGACGACGTTTACCCATGCTATGACGTCGACCAGGTGCTGGCCTTCCGGCCGCATACCATCGAACAGTTGCAGAAAGTCAGCCTTGACCTGGTGCGCTTCCGGCAAGCGGCGCAGCAGCACGCGGAAACACTGCGCCAAGCTGTGGCGAAGGCTCAGAAAGACAAAAATCTGAAGGCTATGAAAGCCATCACCTGGACGCCGCCGGCATGACCTGGGCACCGGTGACAATGCGCTGGCCGGAGCAGGCCACGCAGTGGATGGCCGGGCTGTCAGCGGCCAAGGATCTGGCCGGTGGCGAACTGGCCAGCACCGCCCAGCGCTTGGCTGGCCTGAGTGGACTGGCCAACACCAACCCGGGGCCGGTCGGTGATGCAGCAAAAGGCGCGATCGCGGCCGGACGCGCAGCGCTGGCCGAGCAGATGGGGCAGGTTCCGGCGTGCCTGGTCGTGACGCCATTTCAAAGCGGCGTTGGCCAGGGCGCGGGCTATCAGCGCTTTCTGTCCGCGCCCAACGCGCTGGAACATCTTGCCAAGAAACTGGAAGACGCCAGCGACAGCGGGCGTCCGACTGGGCCGCAATACGCGTTGTCGATCCTGTTCCTGGGCACGCGCCTGGAACAGTTGGCCAGCAGCTTGGCGCGCTTCAATGCACTGCTGCCGATCCCTGACCTGGTGCGCACCGAGCGCCGGGCGCAACACCTGGTGAAACTGGAGAGTGAAAAGTGGGAGATCCCCGGCGCCGGAACTCTACCGCGCTGGCAGGGTTTGCCACTGGAGCGTTGCACGGTGGTCAAAGCCGCCAAACAGTCGATGGCGGGGCAGATAGCCGTGCTAGAAGGCTACGCCGCTGACAGCTCGCCGTTGGCCGATCTGGCAGCGCTGGCAGCTCGCAAGAGCGCCCAGCAGCAGGGGCGAGATAAGCAATTGGCTGACCTGAAAGAACTACTGGCTGGGGGAAACCCTGACGTCAGCGTGCGCGCGCGGCTGATCGGCCCGGGCACTGCCGGCGAACTACGTCGCGAACTGTTGGCCGGCGATGCCCCCGGCCACGAATGGATTCAATGCGCCGGGGTTCTGTTGGTCGGCAGCAAAGAAGGACTGAGCTTTGTGCGTGAACTGGTGGGCCTATGACGCTGTTACTCGACGGGCAAAAAGTCCAGGGCAAGAACCTCAAAGTCACGGCCAACCTGCGAATCGAAAGCGGCGATATGTCCGGCCAGACCAGCAACACCGACAAGGCTCACAAAGGCTTCAAGCCTAAGACGCTGGCCGTCTCGCTGATGATTCCCTTTGTGGATAAAACCCAGCTGACGGAACTGTTGCGCATGGCTGAAGCCACCGCCGGCGGCGGTCAGTTGCATCTCTATCGGATCGTGAACGACACGGCCGAAACCTTCGGTGTGCGTCAGGTGGAATTTTCCGACGGCGTCAGTGCGCGGGAAGCTGACACCCTGAAAGCCTGGCTTGTGCAATTCACCCTGAGCGAACGCGAATCGAACCCGGAGAAAGTCGAAGGCCGGCGCGTTGGCAACAAGGTAGACGCTCAGGGCGCCCCGGGCAGTACGGTCGGCGAAGGCGGCGCCGGTGACGCAACCAACGACAACCCCGCGCTGAGCGGCTTTGAAAAGGTGCTGGGACGTGTGGATAAGTGGCTCGGGAGTGAGCAGACGTGAAGCTGCACAAGATACTTTCCATCAACGGCGCCCCGATCGCTCTCATCAAGGAGGACGTCAGGCTGGACGCTACCAGCCCCGGCCGGGCGAACTTCACCGTTCAATCCCCTGTGCCGCTGAAAGGGCTGGTGACGCTGGATATCGGCTACAACGAGGGCACGCTGCAACGGCACTTTATCGGCTACGTCGAGCGCTGCACGGCCGCCAACGCGGTCGAACAGGTGTTGTTTTGCCGTGAGCTGGCCGCCGTGCTGGCCAACCCGTTGCCGTTGAACCTGCGTCATGTCGATCTGCGCGCCGTGCTGGCCCAGGTAAGCGAACAGACCGGGCTTCGCTTTCGTGTTCCCGATCGGCCTTATGCCAGCGTGAAGGCGCCGTATTTCTACAGCCTCGCTGCCGGTTACCAGGCCATGGACAGTTTGGCCCGAGTGTTCAGCATTCCCGACTTCACCTGGCACCAACTGGGCAATGGTGAAGTGTTCGCCGGCAGTTGGGCCGACAGTTTTTTCGGCGCACGTGCGCCGCTGCAAATTCCCACGGAGCTGTTCGACGGCTACCAGGGCAACCAGAGCGCAATGGTCTCGGCCCTTCCCGGGTTGCGACCAGGTGCAACGATCAACAACGGCGAGCGCATCACCACGGTGGCACTCGCCAATGACCAGATGGCCATCCGATGGACGACGCAATCCGCCGCGCTGTAGAGCGCCAATTCCCCGAACTCACCGGTGGCTATCACCTGCCGCGCTTTGCCCAGGTCACTGCCGTGGCCGACGCGCCGGCGGACGCCGGACTGTGCGATGACTTCCGGCCGCGCTACGCCGTGGACATTGTCGTACTCGGCCCGGATGACGAGCCAGATCCGGCCATGCCGCCGCTCACTGGCGTTCCTCTGCCGCTGCCCACCGGTGGCGAGGAAATGGGCATTTACGCCTTTCCGGAGGAGGGCACGCGAGTTGTGGTGTGCTTCGCCTACGGCCTGCCGAACAAGCCGTACATCCAGTCGATCTTGCCGCATGGCCTGAGCATGCCGAAGGTGCCTAAAGGTGATCAGGTTTGGCAGCACAGCGCCGCCGCCCAACAGCGCGTCGACGCCGACGGCAACTGGTTACGCCAGACCGACGGAAAGATCCGTGATCAGGCGATCGAGCGCGAAGTCGAAGCCCTGGACAACCGCGAGCAGTTCCAGAGCCACACTCAGACGATTCATGACCACTCGACCGAAACAGTGGGTGGGGTGAAAACGATCGAAGCGCTGGGCGCGCTCAAGCTGATGTCGGGCGGATCCGCGAGCCTGGCGGCGGTAGATGATCTGCACCAGGCGACCGGCCGGGATCTGAACGTGGTTGTGGGACAGACGCACAACGCCACGGTGGGCGGTGATATGCAGGAACGGATTGAGGGCTTGCGAAAGAGCGTGGCCGGGTTGAGTCAGCAGATGCAAGCGCCGAAAAACTGGATCGGTTCTGAAAGTGTGAATCTGTTCAAGGTGGTGTGTGAAATGCTCGATCTGCTGCAAGAGATGAACACACAACTGGCTGCACATACGCATTTGCCTGGTCCAACGCCGTCGCCTGCTGATGCGTCAGCTTTTGCCGCCAAATCTGCAAAAGCATTGGCACTAGCGACGAAACTGAAGCCAATCTCACTTTAATAAAACGTTTTATATTTTCCGCTAACTTCCGCTGGCTTCCGCACAAGCGGTTAGTTGCTTTAGCTTGTATTCACTTGAGCCTGCTTGCGCCTTACTGTTTATAGTGTTTACGTCCGTAAAGACGGACACTACCGTTCGTCGGATCGCATCGCAACATATAGTGATACTTTATGAGGTAAGCCGTTCTGTTAAACGGAACTCAGTTTTTATTGAGACCCAGAGAATACGGCGCTTGGCGACGGATAACGTAGGTACGCAGAGGGCTGGCCGGGTGCCAGATACAACAAAGCCCGCGCAGGCGCAGGCTTTGGTTGTGCTACAGGCTGTTCGCTATCTGGTTAGAAAGCTGTGTTAGGATTCCTCCTAACCACCCGCAGCTGTACATCTTTGATACCGGAATTTCAAAGGTTATGGCTCTGTGATAGACCAGTCAAGCTCAAATACTTGTCAAAAGGTCGTTAGTTATGAACTCTGTAGCACTAGCAGACAAACATAATTAACGATTTATTTTCATAAGTTATGATTTGGGGGAGGCTGAGTTGCTAGGTAGGGTGGGATACTCCGTTACTTTTTACTACTAGGTATCGGGTCCTACTAACGGTTAGAGTTTTCTCAAATGAAGCTACTAATAAATCGTTTTTTACCTGAAGAGCTTATCCGGGCGCTTCAAGCTGCTTACTGGACGATTCGTTTGGTCATTCTCGCTCGGGAAATGTAGCGCAACATCAGCAGGGGCCATTGGCCCCTGTGTCTTTTTACACGTTGGTGATTGGCGCTTGGTTCTTGAATTGCTTCAACCCTTGACTAGGCGGAGATGGGAGCTGGATTTCCCGCTTGTATCTGACCGGTTAGCGCTTTGTCCCTTCAATACGTTCAACATCAAGCCAAATGTTAGCTCATTGATCTCATCGGGGCTGATTCCCAACTCTCCTGCAACGTTAGCTTTACCAAGCCCATCAGCTCGTAACGCAGCGAAAATTTTCTCCAAAACAACTGATCGTTCATGAGTAACAGATTCTGGCTCCTCGGTGCGGTAGCCCTCTTGAGCAATCTGAATGCACAGTGTCCGATACGCCCACTCCGTCGAAAGTCCAAGACTGTGAAGCCGGTAATTCAATGCAGCCACGGATACGGCCCACAGCTTCTTGTACTTAATGAGGCTTTTGATAGTGATTGAGCGAGGAGCCATCGCCAGTACGCTTGCGCGTGGCATCAGAAAAGCAGACGCAAAGGCATTCGCCTCGCGCTCCAAATCAGGTCCTTGTGGGTGGGCATGCTGGTGCATAACCAGATGCCCTAATTCATGTGCAGCGTCAAAGCGACAACGCTCGGCCGACTTGAAAGTGTTCAAGAACATGAACGGTCTGCCACCACTCCACAGCGAGAAAGCATCAACCTCCTTCGCATCTATCGCCAACGAGTAGACACGAACGCCCTTCGACTCAAGAAGGGCAATCATGTTCTTTACCGGATGCTCATCTAAGCCCCAGTGTGCCCTCAACATTTCTGCTGCCGCCTCTGGTGCTTGCACATTGCTTGAGAGGTTTAGCTTATCGAGACCATCAAAATTTGTGAGCGCACCGCGTTCGGACCCAAGGTCAGGAAGATCCGGTTCTGGCAAATCGAACCGTTGCTCGATCCAGCCATTCAGCATAAGCGCGATTGCGCCTGCACCGAGGGCTGAATCTCTAAGGCCGGCAGTCATTTTTGAGAGCGATCTGAAGCTAGCAACATCTGGTGTGGGCACCTCAGGGTCATCGCCAAAGAAAAACGCTTCTGGGAACCGAAGTGTCTTAGCGATTTTTGCAAGAGTTCCAGACTCAGGCTCCTGTGTGCCACTTTCGTAGCCGGAAACTGATCGCTCCGTTACTCCTATGTGAGTCGCAAGCTCACGCTTTTTCATACCGCGCCGGCGACGAGCGAGCGCAAATCGTTGTGGGTTAAACATGGTCTATCACGAGACTTTACGCCGAATTTCAATGTCGATGTCTGGACCGCTAGGAGGGGTAACCTCAAAGAAATCATCATCAAGGGAGATGCTGCCAAGCATGATACGTTCAGACCATGAAATGATCTTGTTACCTTTACCCATTCCCGACGGGCGTGAGAGTTCGATGCGAATTTCTTTTTTCACTATGTCGGTGTGGTGAAGCAAGACCCACGTCTCATGAGCGCCTATGTCAGGCAATTCTTCTGGTTCCGGCAACAAGTCCGCAAACATGTCGAACTGACAATTCTGCTCCACGGCATGCACAGTATTCTTGCCCTTTCTGGACCGGCTGCTCGGCCTCCCAAAAGGGTTACCGACATGGCTATCTCCCGACGCGATCGCAATTGCGAGATTGTGCACCGGGTGAAAGGTAAGAGGGTAATTCGACGTTTCATGCGCGACCCAGCCCAAGGGGCGGAGCTGATCGCGTACTGCTTTTACCATCCAGCCCCACATTTCAAGGCCGGAGAATATTTTGGGATGGTTAGGCGTTAAACGAGCGCGTTGAAGGTGAGCTTGATTGACGGCCTCACGTAGCGCGTCGCGCTCTAGGCTCAACAGTTCAAGGCGGGTGGTCACTGCGTCCTGATCGCTGAATACTTGGCAAGCTTGCATCTGCTGACTCCTGGTGCGCTTTGGCTTCCGGTTATTCTTCCTCAAATGAGGTTGAAAAACAAGAAGTGCTATCGGCTCTAGCTGCCTTACCCGGACTGTCTTATTCGCATAATCGCATTTGTGATCGCTTTTGCATTCGTATCCAAGGTTTCCATCGCGGCAATAGCATCAACGGCAACCCTCTTCACTCCATTATCTGAGAGCCATTTGGTGATCTCCTCTATCGCCGCACCTAGAGCGTGCTGGTTGTGCAAAAGCAATGTCAGGGCATCTGCGGTGGCAATTTTGCAGTCCGGGCTATCGGGCATGGTGGAAGTCCTTGTGGAGTAGTTCGGGGATCGTAGTCATCTCGAAGTCGGCTAAAGCGAGATAAAGAAAAGATTTTAGTCGAGTTACCCTCTGTTCAATGGTTATCAGCTAATCGACCCGACTACACAAAAAACTCCTGAAAAAGCACTTATCCCCCTCCCGCCGACGGGCTTCATGTCATTTTTTTTTGCAAACACCCATGCGTTGTAACGCACGTGCAGCACAGGCCGACTGCGGCGCTTTACGAGGACGGCGTCATTTCATTAAGTGCAAAGTTTTGAAGAGAAATGAAGCGGATTCCGTGTTTTCCCTGTTGATCACTCAAATTAGTGCAGCAGGCTGAAGGGCCCGGTCTACAAGGGATGCGAATCAAAAAAGCTCAACCTTTTCGACTTTTCTGTTTTTGGACGCATCGTAATTGAGGGAAGGGCCGGTTACTGCTGAGAGGAAGGCGGAACGGTCCAAGCCCTCGCGGGTGGAGGGCTACAGGCTGACTGGGATGTTTCAATGCATTTCATCAGCTACCAGAACAGCCACATCACCCAAGCAACCAATGCAATAGTGAACCTCGATTCAGGATAACTGTTTGGGGTTTTTATAGACGGGATGCCCAGGCTGCAGCAGAGTGGCTATAGAGACAACCAAGTCGTCCATTGACCAAGGTTTCTGCAGATAGATCGTGGCCGGTGGCACAGTTGCTGGCTCGAGACTATATCCGGATGTCAGGATGGTGGCGATCGAAGGCCAGCGGCTTTTGGCCAACTCAATAAATTCAGCTCCTTGAATTTGTCCTGGCAAACCATGGTCAACGATGGCGAGAGAGCAATTGCCTTGGTTTTCGAGCAGATAGGTCAGCGCATCATCGGCCGTCTCAAACTCTAATACATCATCGGCGACATCGGACACAATCGCCGCCAACAGTGCGCGAAGGGTAGGGTCATCCTCAATAACGATGACCTCGCCTTTGATTGGCAGCATTCCTTCCCAGTTCGTGTTCACTCGACCGTTCCTTCCTCGTGAGAAATTTCACCGTATCGAAAGGACAGCCTAGATCTTTTTGTGTTCGCGGAAAAGCTGCCTATTGAGCTGCAGAGTGTTCCAGACCGACTCTATTTATCATGTCGTCCACTTCGGCCGCGTTTAGCAATCGACGGTGCTCCGCTCTGACGTGCGCGTGAAGTAAGTCTGTAAGTAATTTGGCGAGGTGCAGCGCGGTTTCTTCACTCAGTTTTTTGACTGTGCCAGTGCGAGCGGATGGACAACAGATTTCCCCCGCAGAAGCTCCAACCGAATCCAGCAGGCCACAAACATAGCCGTCGAGAAACTCTCTTTTGGTGAGCAAGACTTTGCTTTCTGGCGCTTCCTGATAATCCCAGTCTACCCGCCAGTAACGACCTTCCTTTGTTACGTCGATCTTCGGTAGGGCTGGTTCTTTGGTGAGGCGACTCATTTTCGAACTCCCGGTATTTTGAGATAGCAAGCGCGAAGTCTAACGGGGATCGGATTACGTCTGCAGATGAGATTCTTTCTCAGGCACAGGGAGGGCTTTTCAAAAAGAGTGATAAAGGTAATACGGTGGGGGAAATGCTCTGGAAGCCCCGTTTTACTGGGGTTCCGATATCACATGGGAAAGTAATATGAAGTGATATGAAAAGTGATATTTCGGCCAAACCCCCGTTTTCATTGGGTTTCGTGGTTTTGAAATATCACCTTATAAAAGAGTAATACGATTACTTCTATATCACTCAAATATCACCTTTTATAAAAAACCGTAAAAGCCCCGTAGCACGTGGCTTGCAGCCGACTTTCCGGAGGCATATCACCTTTATTACCTTTTTTTCAGGGGGCCACATATTTCAGCCACGTCACGCCTGCATGCCTGGGGTGCAGGGTCGCAAGCAACTGAGATTTGTGAGCTATTGGCTATCTCGATGCTGGGGGGCGTTGAGGCTATCTGCCAATCTTTTGCACACGTCTGCCATAGCCAGAGCATCTTCGAAGGAGATTTCCCGATCCAGCATGTGTACGGCTTCGTTGCGAAGCTTGAAGGTTCTTAAAAAGACTCGGTATGTCGGCCCGTTGATAAGACCCAACTCACGTAAATAGTCCAATTTCATTCGAGGCACCTCATTCGAGAGGCCTTCTTTACCCTCTCTTTTAAGCGCTTCGTTCATAGCGCTTTCGACTTCTAACCATGCTGCGATCATTCCTGCTCTAGGCGATACAGCAGCAATCTGTAGAGGAACAGAGATTTCAACCCTTGAGGCCTCAGGCTGGGGTTCCGGTTCGATAGGCGCTGGAGGGAGGTCTTCTTGAAGGGATTGCAGAGCCTCGGTCAGGTCGACATGGAGTTCGCCATATTTGAAACTCCGGATCTTGGGTATGAGGCCTAGGATCGGATTCTTCAGGAGGCAAACCACGACGACTACAGCAGAAGGCCAAGCGAGAGCTGCAACCAGTGCCGAGACAAACTGCATCCAATCCAT